CAGCGTCATTTGTGCTTCGCTTAGTACAGGATCAATTTCTTTTGTTGCCCAGGTCCATATGTAATATACAAAGTACCCTAACCCACACGCGGCTATAATCGGAAAACCATATTGGTTTATTGCGCCGGCTACATCAATGTCCATTTAGTAGCCTCTCATTCTAGTCGCGACGAGCATCGTTCTTGCCGTCTGCTCTAGCAATACGGTTCAAGTCTGGTGTTACCCCAAATGCATTGCTCATGAGTGTGTCAATACGAATCACGTCATGGTTCATGGTCTTAACACGATTGTCCAATGCGTTAATTATTCCTGTAAGTCCTTTTACACTGCCCATTACACCGTCAAGGATAAAGCGCATAGTAAGGAATACAAAGTACCCGCCGGCCAGTGCCGCGGCGATAGGAAAACCAACTTCGGCAATCAATTGAAGTATTTCTGTCATTTTGAATAGCTCCTTCTTTAGTGTATTTACCCAAATTTTTACAGTTTACTCATGGGCTATAAATAATTACATGAGAAAACTACTACTATTACTGCTGTTAGTGCCATTTATAGCACAAGCAGAATACGCAGACTGGGACAAATACGATAAAGAATTATTCTGGATGTCAACCACAGCTATTGCAGTTGACCACTTGACCACAAGAGATATGGCTAGTAGATATGATGAAGGATATCGGGAACGCAATCCAGTGCTGGGAGAGCACCCAGACAAGGATACAGTGGATTTGTTTTTTCTAGTAAACTATGTTACACACTACTACCTGACAGATTATTTTCAAGGGGAACACAGACCTGTGTACTTGATGACTAGGCTAGTAGTTAATGGAGCGGCTTCTATTAATAACGTTAAGATTGGTCTTGGAGTACGATTTTAGTGGACTGATTGTAACGTTTACAAATTTCTTCATAGAACGTATCCAACTCTCCACCAAACTTACCAGTCAAGTGTTCTGCTAGGTCATTACATAGTTTAGCATCACCGTCTTTGTTTGCTTGCACGAAATCGCCATGTAATTTCTTCCAATGATCCAACATTACAACTTCTGCTAGTGGTACCTTGGTTGCTTCTACTACACACCATGTGTCTAATAGATTACCATCAATCACATTTGGCTCTAATTCTAAGATGAGATACTTTTCAAACATCTCGTCTGTGGGTTGTTCCCATACAATATTCATCGTTTCTTCAATCCTTGTTGTTTATAAATTTGTTGAACTGCTGTTGCTTGATAATAACAATCTATTAAAGCATTGTGTGCACCTTTAGCGTCCTTATCTCTAGGATCTCCAAAAGTTTTAAACAATGTACGACTATCTCTTATCTGCCAAAAGTTCCACGGCATGGGCGTATCCATGTCACGATACAAATCTTCAAGAATAACTGCATCAAATGCAGGCCCTTGGCACCATATGTTATCAGTCCCTACTAGGAACTTATTAAGTTTTCCTAAAAAAGATGATACACTGTCACGTTCGTGATCACCGAGGGCTTCTTCTCGAACATCTTCTGCTTGCTTGCCCCACCAATCAATTACATCCTGGTGTACATGTCTGCCTAGTGCTATTTGTTCGTCTACATCTATCCTAACATACAATCCGTCGTCTGTATTCACATCCGATGCGTATGGGTCAAACTTAACAGCACCCACAGTCAACACGACACTCTGCGGACGAGTACCTAACGTCTCAATATCTAACATTATATCCATAATATTTTTTATGCTGGCTGTAGTTTAACTTCGAGGGGGAATCCGTTGTTACGAGCAAGCATTGTTACTTCTACACCTTTTTGCTCAGCAACTTCATATGTAAGTGTTTTTACTACGCTACTACCGTCGTTATGAATCTTAACAGTTAATTCTTTTGCTATTTCTTCACTATGATGGAAAATTACTTTCAGACTCTCTACAACAAACTCTACTGTGGTCTTATTGTCATTGAGGTAGATTACATTGTAAAGATTAGGTGGTTTGATACTTGTTTTAGATTTTGTAGATTGTTTTACTTCAGTTTTTTCACTCATAGCTTACACTCTCGGTCATCTAGTTAGTAAGTGGGGGGAGTTGCCTCCCCCCGGCGTTTATAACTATATTATATTACTTAGTAAAGGTAATTGCAATCTTTTTAGGCTTTTGTTCGTCCGGAACAACATGCTCTAAGCTGACTGCCAGGATGCCATTTACTACTGTTGCACCTTTGATCTCAACATTCTCGTTGAGAGTAAATGTGCGAGTGAATGTGCGAGCACTAATACCTTTGTGCAGGTATTCGTGTTCTTCTGCTTCTGCTTCCTGCTTCTCCCCGGTGATAGTCAACACATTGCTTTTGAATTCAATGTTCAACTCATCTTCACCAAACCCTGCAACTGCAACCTGGATCGCCCAGTTGTGTTCGTCAATTTTGATGATGTTGTATGGAGGATAATTATCTGCTTTTGAATTGCCCAAGTGTGTTCGGGTCAGTTCATTAAACAAGTTGTCAAAGCCGATGGCATGACGATTAAGTGAAGCAGTAAATCCGGGAAGGTTGGTCGTACTAAGTTTGTATGATGTCATAGTTTTCTCCTTTATGTTAAGCAAGTTATGACTTGTGATGTTGTAGCCCGATAATCGGCACTACAAGTATATTTATACAGGATACAAGACTAGATGTCAATCTCTTATTAGTTCATACGATTCACTTCGGGAGTGTTCTGGATTAAATGATACTAAAAAATCCACATAGTCTTGTTCTGTAGACAAACACAATTGAACACACCAGTTCTTAATACCAATGTGTTTGATATCTATATCGTGTTTTTCAGCCCAAGTCCTAACATCGTATTCTATTTCAGTGCGAGCCCATCCCACTGCATGTATTCCATTTGCACGTGGAAGGACCCACTGGATATGCATTTAGTACATCTTTTTAGGCAACTGCTCTTCTAGTAGTTGCTTTTTCCATCTGCGAACTGCGGCGGCATGTTTCCGCTTGCGTCTTGTAGTGGGTTTTTCAAAAGATTCTTTTGAGCGTAAAGTTTGTAGTACTCCGCTTTCGCTAACTTTTTTCTTTAGTTTACGCATAGCTTTTTCTACATTGTCGTACTGGACTATTACCTTATTGCCAAAAGGTCTGCCTGGTTTTTTTTCAAAGTTGGTTGCCATAGTTTTTTATTTAGTTTGTTGTTTTTCGAGCTGTGCAAAATAGTCAAATGGTGTGTCGACTTTAGTTGCATCAGTAATGTAAGTCTTTGGTCCGTAGTAATAAACGTTGCTGTTTTTGCAAAGATCCTCGTTGTCGTAAGGTTCCGCGGTATTAACAATCACGGCGTCACTTTTTTCAATTGCTTTAGCCAACCAATCAGTATCATCCATGCCCTGATGGTACAAATATACATTGTATGCATTGTTTGTACCTTTGGCTATTTGGCCTAATAGTTCAACATCCTTAGGAGACGCATCAACTACTGTTACTGTGTGAAAATCGTCTTCTACAAAATCTGGTGGTGTTATAAAATTACTGTAATCCATCTTTCCCCACTATCTGTTGTATTTGTTCTAGTTCGGCGTCACTTAAATCATCTGCGGTATATTCTCCCGACTGCAATTTATCAATCAAATGCTGTATGTACGCCTCATTGTAAGTATAACTGTCTGTCGTTGATTTGTCAAGCTCTATCCACTTCTTATTGTTCCATTTATACAATTTATTTGGTAAGAAATCTGTCCTAATATACATATCACCTTTGTTTGGCCTAATCGGAAACTGGTTTCCAAATCCACACTCGGCTGTGTTCACCACAGTATCGTTATCAGCTCTTACCTTAACACTGTAAATAGGAAGTAATGGATGCAATGCTTTGAATGCTTCTATGTTGTAGTTCTTTTTTTGATACTTGACTACATCATCCAAGCCACGCTTTATAGCGATATTAGGATCTGTTGCTTCTTCTTCACCTATAACAAAATCGTCTATTGACACTTCTGCTGGACTGGGCTTTGGCTCCGCAACGATTTGATTGGGCTTTTGCTTGTCTAATTGATCAAGTGCCCAATCAAGTCTTTGTAGTGCTAATCTATATTTGTCCCAGAGTTGGTTTACTGACTCCTGGTAGTCGTTAGGCATTAGTTCCTAGTCGTGCTTCAACTTTTGCCTCAAGCTCAGCAATATCTGCTGGCATTGTAAAGTCAAGATCAAGTTCACTTTGCAGTGCTTCATTCTCGTCCAAAGCCTCGTTGAGTTGTGATAGGGCATTCTTGTACTTTGCCCAAATTTCATCAATTTCCTGTTGTGGTTTAGCCATTCTTTTTCCTTAGTTTGTCGTCTACGTTACGCTCTAGTTCTGCTATATCGTCAGGTGCGCCTGTTTTTAGATTCTGTTCTACATATACTTCTTTAACTATTACAGTGTCAGCACCGTGTGTTTTTTTATTGCGAGCCCATTCAAACTGTTTGGTACTAGCAAGTATAAGTGTAAGTGCTAGTGGATCAAACACAACAACCAACAACACTATGACCCAGCGTACTGCTTTTTCCAGTAGGTTTTGATCTGGACTTTGGTCGTATATAAATGCGGCAATGTATTTTATTGGTCCTACTTCTGCTTCTAGTTTCCTGTATTCTTTTTCGAACACAAAAACTTCTTCACGTATTTGATCAATCTCCGTTTGTTCTTTGTCAACAAAATTCTCAAGTTCTTCTACCCTACCGTCAATATCTACAGTTTTAGTGTTTGACTGGTCACGTAGTTTTTGTATTCTATTATTAACTGATTGTAATTCTGATCCGTACTTGGCATCAATACTGCTAAGTGTTTCTGTTAACTTGGCGTTGATACTTTTGATCTCACGCTGTGCCGCACTGGCAACTGAAAGCTCATTTGCTTTGGCCTGCTGTGTTGCTTCTAACTCAATCTTCTTGGCTTGCTCTGTTGCTTCTAACTCAATCTTCTTGGCATTGGCTACTGCTTCATCTAGGCCTTTTTTACTAAAGGAGTTTTCATATCGAGCCTGGGCGGCGCCAATGTCTGCTGTCTTACGGGCTTGTGCTGTGGCGATGTTTGCTGTCTTACGTTCTTGTGCGGCGGCTATGTCTGCTGACTTGCGCTCTGCGGCTTGTACTAATCTATCATTCTGTAACTGTATTTGCTTTTCTGCATCAGCACGAGCATTGGTTTTTTCTTTGTTAACTTGCACACGGATTTCTTTTAGTGCATCGTTGTCACGATCAACCAGGTTGTCCACACGTACA